TTAATATTATATGTTTGGAAATGTAGAAAATAGTCTATGGGTAGAGGCCGAAAGGCCTGCTACTCTAGACGGATATGTTGGAAATGAGCATATCGTAAGTAAAGTAAAAGTATATTTAGAATCAGGAGATGTACCTCATCTTCTATTATATGGTAGTGCAGGTACTGGTAAAACTACATTAGCTAAAATCATTGCTAATAATGTTGATGCCGATGTAATGTATCTAAATGCATCTGATGAGAACAATGTAGAAACGGTTAGAGAGAAAGTTAAGAACTTTGCCAGTACCATTGGATTCCGTAGATGGAAGATTTGTATATTGGATGAGTCAGATTACTTAACGGCCAATGCTCAAGCAGCTCTTCGTAATCTAATGGAGACATTTTCCAAGACTACGAGATTTATATTAACATGTAATTATGTTGAAAAGATCATCGATCCCATTCAATCTCGCTGTCAGGTATTTGGAATAGAGCCACCATCGAAATCAGAAGTAGCTAAGCGAGTAGTATCTATATTACAAAAGAGAAATATTACATTTGATAATAGTGATATAGTTACAGTTGTCAATAACGGGTATCCAGATATTCGTAGAATACTTAATACATGTCAGAGTCATGTAGTTAATGATACATTGAAACTAGATAATCATAGTATCGTACAAGCCAACTACATGACTAAATTACTTGCAATATTGCAAAGTGATCTAGATAAAAAAGAAAGTTTTAAACAAATTCGTCAATTGCTTGCGGATAGTAAAGTAAGAGATTTTACAGCACTATATCGCTTTCTTTTTGATGAAATTGATAATTACGCAAGTGGACATATTGCAAGTTGTATTTTGATACTTGCAGAAACACAAGCACAAGATGCTATGGTAGTAGATAAAGAATTACATGTCATGGCTATGATGGTAAAATTACTAACAGAAATAAAAGGATAAAATGAGTAAAATTTTAGGAATGGATGGTCAGCAACAAGACCCGACACAATTACGTATTAACGCACAAGATCTTAAAGATTTGACATGTGATGAATGTGGAAGCAAAGTATTTCGCGAGGCGACAATGTTTAAGCGACTATCGGCTTTAGTATCACCTACTGGTAAGGAACAGATTATACCTATTCCGGTTTTCAGATGTGACGAGTGTAACAATATCAATGATGAATTCTTGCCTAAGGGATAATGACCGCGAAAAAACCCGCAACCATATTTGATCATCTTGCCAATTTAACTCATAAGAAAGTCTCATGGGATAAATTAAACGAGGCAGATCAGAAGTCGTTTAGCCCGTATTTGATAAACCGCTGGCTTTCTATGAATCCGGATTTTATTGAATTAGTTGATATGTTACAGCAATATACTATCGGTATATTAGATAAAAAGCAGGTATATCAACTGTATTACGAGTTGTTACCCCAGCAAAAGACCTTTTCTAAGTATATCAAAGGAAAGAAAGAGAACAAGTATAATGCTGATCTCTTGAAGTTCATATGTGAACGATTTTGGGTGAATAAAGATGAAGCAGCTGAATATTTAGAATTACTTACAAAAGAGGAATTGATATCTGAATTAAAGCGCTACGGCAACGATGACGGTACTATTAAAAAATTATTAAGCAAGCCAAAATGACAAAAAATCAAGATGTGAAACCACAATCTATAGATTATATAGCAATTCTAGAGCGTGAATATCCAACTATATTCGAAGGCTATAATCAGATCTTACATGAACAATTTGAATTATTTGCTAAAAAGCATCTCGATTACGGTATGGGAAATATTTCTCAGGGCACTAATTTAGAAACAGCAGATGAAAAAGAATTTGCATTATCAGGATTGTTCTTCAGGTTAAATGATAAAGTAAACCGATGGAAGAATTTGCTAGTAAATAAACGTGAAGCAAATAACGAATCATTGGTAGATACTTACCGGGATATCACAAATTATGGTATTATTGCTCAGCTAGTAGAACGCGGTCAATGGAAAAAGTAATTTGTATTTTGCAATAATTTTTCTTATATTTAAGTATGAAAGAATCTAATTACCTAAGTCCATTAGTAAAGTTTAGCATTCGCGAGCCACAAAAGGATGAGAGAAAGATTTCTTATTCCCAATACTCGATGTATGAAACATGTCCCAAATCTTGGGAATTAGCTTATGCACGTGGATTAAGAGAATATCAGCAATCTATTCATACTCTCTTTGGTACTGCTTTCCACGAAACACTGCAGACATATCTAACAGTAATGTATACTAAATCAATCAAAGCTGCAGATGAACTTCCATTGCGAGAAATGCTACAAAATAGCATGAAGGAAGAATATATCAAAGCAACTGAAGCTGGTATGACTGGATTCACTACCAAAGAAGAAATGGCTGAGTTTTATACTCATGGAGTTGAGATTTTGGAATGGATTAAGAAAAACCGCGGTAAGTATTTTACCAATCAGAATTGGGAGCTAGTAGGAATAGAAGTACCGATATGCCATCCGGTATCCGAATCAAATGACCATGTTATAATGATTGGATTTCTAGATGTAGTATTGCGTAATACAAAGACAGATGAAATTGTCATTATAGATATCAAGACTAGCACAGCTGGCTGGAATAAGTATCAGAAAGCAAATAAGCTTAAGGCATCTCAATTGGTATTGTATAAGGAATATTATGCTAAACAATTCGGAGTTGATGCTGAAAAGATACATATTGAATACTTTATAGTAAAGCGTACTCTAATGGAAGGTGCAATGTTTCCTCAGAAAAGAGTACAGCAATTTAGACCCGCTTCAGGTAAGCCAACTCGTAACAAGCTTATTAAGAGTTTAGATTCATTTGTTGAATCTTCATTTGGTAAAGATGGCTCATATAATCTTGATAGAGAATATCCAGCTGTAGGTGGAAAGGGTTTGAAAAATTGCCGTTACTGTTTGTTTGCAGACCGCGAAGATCTTTGTCCTAAGGCAAATAGAATACGAGAATGAAGATAGCTATTATTGGTAGTAGAGAATGGAGCAATACACGTAAAATAAAGGACTTGCTATCATCTCTCAAACAAAAATTTGGTGATGAATTGGTTATTATTAGTGGTGGCGCGAAGGATGGTGCTGATGCATATGTAAAAAAATATGCTATTGAATTTGGATTGAAGTATCTAGAATACAATCCAGCACATACGCAGCGCAATCTATATTCAGCAATGCCAGATTCATACTATTCAAAGCCATATCATGTAACTCAGTTCCATCATAGGAATATGTTAATAGCAAAAGCATGTGATCGAATGATTGCTTTGGTACCTGGAGAAGTTACAAAAGGAACTGCCAGTGCAATCAAATACGCAAAAAAATTAGATAAACCAGTAGTAATATTATCATGAAAACAGTTAAAAGTTATTTCACAAAGACCTTTGGCAAATATATGGCTAAATGGCAAGCAGGATTCTTTATAACCACTCCATGCATGTATCTATTTACAGATGTACTAGAGTGGCCACATTGGGCAACTGTTATAGGATTCCAATGTGTAGGTGCCATTGTATTTTGGCCTATTGATACTTACATTTTCTCTAAGAAAATTGAAGATTAAACACGTTAATGCATATTTATATTAAAGGAGTTACATGCAACAAATCAAGCTTCCGAAGTTACGGAAAATAGATCCAAACAAACCTAAAAAGAAGAAAATACTTCTGTTATCAGATGATCTGCGAATGCATTCCGGCATTGCAACGATGTCACGTGAGTTTGTATTAGGTACCTGTGCACATTATGATTGGGTTCAAATAGGTGGTGCTATCAAACATCCTGATCAGGGTAAGGTATTTGATATTTCGGCTGATGTGGCAAAAGAAACAGGTGTAGAAGATGCATCCATTAAAATATATCCATGTGATGGATATGGCAATGCCACTATACTACGACAAGTCATCCAAATTGAAAAGCCAGATGCGATACTACATTTCACTGATCCTAGATTTTGGCAATGGCTATATCAGATAGAACATGAAATTCGTCAAAATATTCCGTTGATGTATTATAACATATGGGATGATTTGCCTTATCCAACCTGGAATGAGTCATATTACGAATCATGTGATTTGCTTATGAACATATCTAGACAAACACAAAATATTGTAAAAAATGTATTACAGAAATTTCCTAAACCGGATTGGGCAGTACAGTGGGTACCTCATGGCGTTAACGAGAAAAAGTTTTATCCTATTACTCCTTTGTCTGCAGATTATGATGAGTATACTAAATTCAAAGAAGAATTTCAAAAAACAAATAATGTAGATTTCGTTGTATTTTGGAATAACCGAAATATTCATAGGAAGCATCCAGGAGATGTAATTCTAGCATTTAATGAGTTTTGCAATTCACTACCAAAGGAAAAAGCTGAAAAATGTGCATTGCTAATGCATACGCAACCTATAGATCAGAATGGTACGGATTTATATGCAGTTAAACAAGCTGTATGTCCTAAGTACAAGGTAATCTTCAGTGATAAGCCTTTAGATACCAAAATGATGAACTTCCTTTACAATATCGCAGATGTAACTATCAATATTGCATCAAATGAAGGATTTGGTATTTCTTGGTGCGAATCACTTCATGCTGGTACACCTATTATTAATAATGTAACTGGTGGATTGCAGGATGGATGTAGATTTGTGGATGACGAAGGCAAGTGGATTGAATTTGATACAGAATTCCCTACCAACCATACAGGTAAATACACATTCCATGGCAGATGGTCTAAACCGGTATTTCCTAGCAATAGATCTTTAGCGGGTTCACCATCAACGCCGTTTATATTTGATGATAGAGCAGATTTCCGAGATGCAGCTCGAGCGAATAAGTATTGGTATGATATCACTCCTGAGGATAGAGAAATAATGGGTAATGATGGTAGAGAGTGGATATTAGGAAATGAATCA